GAAGTCACCCTTTTTACTTATTAACCTTTTTTATTAACTCAATCACGAATAGAAAGTCTTGGTGCTATCCATTGTTCGTACCAATCTCTTGCATCGTCACGCAACTGATAAACACTGAACACAGGTTTTTTGTAAGACATCAACTGATGAAAAGCATTGTCTTTATAGCAGACCAACATCTGTTTATTTGATTCGTAAAATATTTTATAATTTTGATCTTGTAGTATTTGCATTTTTCTAACCTCCGCAAGTTTGTTTTTTACAAATAGTAAAGTTGTCAATTATTACTTATATTCTGTAGAATAATTATTCGTTTGTAAATAAGTAATTGCATTTTTAAACTTTAAAGGCTATTTATTATCAAATGGTTAATGAATTAAAAAACAAGAAAAACGATCAAGAGAAACGTCCTAGAGGTCGCCCAAAAGGTACTGCACCATCGTTTAGCTCAGTAATTTTAGTCAGAAATTCCATAAAAGCAGCGATCGATGAGTGCGAAAGACGTGGTTTTCCGCTGTATATGCTGCTAGCTGAGGAAATGATTGAAAGTAAAACACCATCTAAGTCATTGAATTTATTAGGTAAATTCTTACCGGGTGTATCCGCTGATCTAAATATTACTGTAGAAAACAACTTCGCATCAGCACTGAAAGAAGTGCAGCAGCGGTTGATCGATGCAGGTGAAGTCGTTGATGTAGAAGTCATCGAACACGATGAACACGATATGTAGACGTGTGCAATGGGTCTGAAACCCGCAGATTTCTGCGGTTTATTTTTGATGTTTCCAAAACAGTTGCCAAAAACGTACAAAAATCCTGAAAAAAAGGGGGTACACCCCCCTTTATCAAATGGGCGGGGGTGGGTATAATTGTAATACCCCCCTCAAAAAAAAATTGTGAAAAAAATCAAGGCAGTATAATTATTCGTTTGTAATCTTTGACAGTATAAAGTATAAATGATGATAACATACCCTGAGTATGTTTGTTATATTCTACATGTATCAAGTTCTTAAAAAATAAAACCCCTGTTCACCCACAACTTGTGCTCAGGGGTTTTTCTATTATATAATAATTTTTGGACATAGTTTTTTAACTCCGCAAGTTTGGGCTATGTCCACTTTCAATTGAAAATATGGCTAAAGTAATTAGAGATGCGGCAGACACTCTAATCGCCTTGCGTAACAATCCTGTATTATTTGTACAAACTGTACTACAAGCTGAACCACAAAAGTGGCAACGTGAGGCATTAGATCTAATCGCAAAACACAACCGACTCGCAATACGTTCCGGGCACGCAGTAGGTAAGACAACTTTTTTATCTTTCTGCGTACTTTGGTTTTTGACCACACGTCCCCCCTGTAAAATTGCGTGTACAGCGAACAGTGCATCTCAGCTAGAACAAATATTATGGTCTGAAATCCAAAAGTGGCACAAGATGATGCCAAAAGGTTTTCAAGATGAGTTTGAATTTCGTACCGACAAGATCACACTAAGAAACGCACCTGATAGTTTTTGTGTGGCAAGAACGAGTAGACGTGAAAATCCGGAGGCACTACAAGGTTTCCATTCACCCAATATGTTGTTTATCATTGATGAGGCATCAGGCGTACCCGATGTTATATTCGAGGTCGCTCAGGGAGCTATGTCGACACATAATGCGAAAACGATTATGGTTGGTAACCCCAACCGGGCATCGGGTTTCTTTTACGATGCGTTCTATCGAAATTCTGAATCATGGCAAACTATGACTGTATCGTGTGCAGATGCCGATACTGTCGACCCTCAATATATTGATGATATGAAACGTCAGTATGGCGAGGACTCCAATGTATTTCGAGTACGTGTACTTGGCTTACCCCCTACAACTGATGACAATGCGATTATGGGTCGTGTCCTCGTTGAGTCGGCAGTAGGTAGGGACGTTGAGGCAACCAACGTCTTACCTGTTTGGGGAATTGATATAGCTCGTATGGGTGCAGATCGATGTGCATTGTGTAAACGTAAGGGAAACATCATTACTGAGCCAATCAAGCATTGGGGTGGCAAGGATTTGATGGAAACTGTAGGTATCATCGTTGCTGAGTATGAATCGACCCCTTACAAAGACCGACCTAGTGAAATTCTGATCGATTCGATTGGTTTGGGTGCAGGTGTAGTAGATAGGCTCGTTGAGCTTGATTTACCGGCACGTGGCATCAATGTTGCTGAGAGTTCGAGTATGAATGACCGATATATGCGTTTGCGTGATGAGCTATGGTTTAAATGCCGGGAATGGCTAGAGCAAAAAGATGTGCTTATACCCGATCAAGAGGAGCTCGTGAACGAGTTGACTGCGGTACAATATGAGATTTTATCGAGCGGTAAGTTCAAAGTCGAAAGTAAAGAGCAAATGAAAAAACGTGGTTATCGATCACCGGATATTGCTGATGCATTGATGCTGACGTTTGCAGGTATGGCTGTTCGAGCATCAGGCAGCGGTTCAGGATATAAGTTCAATCAAAAGATTGATTATGGAAATAGTGGTTGGATAGTATGAGCAATATCATCAAATTTCCAAGTCCTACCCACACAAAAGAATATTACGAATTATTAGATAATGACGATGTGAATGATGCTTATAATTTTTTCGGTGAGATCATTACTGATCTAATGGTTGAGGGTATTGCGAGCGGTGACACGATTGCAACTGCGTTGTGTATGCTTTCGCACGATATACTCAAGGGACAGAATATGGACAATGACGATATCGAGATATTCGTAGACACGATATTCCCAAGAGGCGGGTTCAAATTAGAATTAGATTAACCACCTACTAATAAAAGAACACGCATTTAAATCCCTTTTTTGAATAGCTTTTTAAACGTAGGTGGAACAATTTGGAGGTCAGTATGCCGGGCAAAGGTTTATACGCAAACATTCACGCAAAAAGAAAACGCATAAAAGCAGGCAGCAAAGAACGCATGAGAAGTGCAAAAAGCAGTAAAGCACCTAAGGCAGATGCTTTTAAAAAAGCTGCTAAGACTGCCAAGAAAAAATATTAATGGCTAAGGTCAAAGAAGTTAAGCTGCATGAACCTACAATAAAAGGTACATCGCAAGGTCGTAGACCCATAACTTCGACAATGAATAAGGCTAAAAGACGCAGCTATAAAAAATATCGAGGACAAGGCAGATAATGGCTAAAGACCCAAGATTAGAACGTGTTGGTGTTGATGGTTATAACAAACCGAAAAGAACCCCAAGTCACCCTACAAAGTCGCACGTAGTCGTAGCGAAATCCGGTGATCAGGTAAAAACCATACGTTTTGGTCAACAAGGTGTTAAGGGTGCAGGTAAGAACCCTAAGTCCGAAAGTGAAAAGAATAGAAAGAAGTCGTTTAAAGCACGACACGCAGACAACATTAAAAAGGGTAAAATGTCCGCTGCATATTGGGCAAACATAGTGAAATGGTGATATGTCAAAAAGGGATAAGCGAACGATTGAGGGCATCAAGGCTGAGCTTGAGGTTCAATTAGAGTTTACTGAAAATCCCAACTTGCTCGTATTTGTTCCATTAATGGGATTAGGGTTGATCGATATTGTGACGTTAGATCGCAACACCGGTGAGTTCAAGGCATACGATGTTAAAGCACGCAGTATCAGACAATCAAATTATTTAGCTAAAGATGGCAGCCTTAGAAACACTAAGGGCAAGACCATACTTAGACCTCGTAGTGAGGAGCAGAAACGTTTGGGTGTTGAGATCATATACCCACGAGAAAAAAATATGGAGTCAGAATGAAAGTCTACATCAAAAAAATGCTGATGGAACATAGCAACCATCACAGCAAAAAACACATGGCTCAAATGAAAAAAGATATGAAAAAAGGTATGACTTTCAATGCTGCACACAAAAAAGCAATGAAGAAAGTAGGAAAATAATGCCGAAAATGGACGACAATAATTTTCAGTCACTGATCAATGACCACATGGTCGATGCAGTGAATTACTACGATACTGAATACTCATTAGATCGATCTGAAACATTAGATTATTATCTTGGTGAGCCATTTGGCAACGAAGTAGAAAACAGATCACAAGTGGTCGCTACAGAAGTGTCTGATACGATCGAATACATCATGCCTCAGCTCATGAAAGTATTTCAATCATCAGATAAGTTTGCTCATTTTGTTGCACGTAATCCTGAAGATGTAAAAGCTGCAGAACAGGCAACCGATCTTGTCAATTATGTCATCAATAATGACAATAATGGTTTCGTGAATATTTATAATTGGTTCAAAGATTCACTGCTGTTTAAGA